GGTTGGTTGCGCTGATTACTTTTGGGAGGAAATCATGAGTAACGGGGAACTCCACGCGCGCGAGCGCGAGGATCTGTCGCTGCATGTCGAGCGTTGTGCTGAGCGCTATACGGCGGTGCGTGCCGAGATCTGTGGCTTGCGCAAGCAGACGCGCCGGATCGAAGGCGCGATCTGGGGCATCGTCGCAGTGCTGATCGCGCTTGGCGCGGGTGGCGCGCAGATCCTGCCGATCCTGCGTGCCCTCGCGCGCGGCGCGGGCGGGTAAGGCGCCGTGGATCCCGCGACCCTCGCCTGGGCGTTGGCGCAGCCCGTCGGCAGCCGCGCCGCTGTCCTCGCCTCAGCTTATACCGGCGGCGTCACGCGCGTGACCTTCGAAGGCCGCACAGTCGAATATCGCAGCCTGGATGAATTGGGCCGCGCCATCGCCGCGCTCTACGGCGCTGAGAACGCCGCAGCACGGCGGCCGAGCGTCACACTCGCCAGTTTCACAAGGAACGCATGATGGAACAGACGCATTGGCAACCCGCCACGCTGGCGGCGGCGCTTGGCGTGCCAGAGGAGGCGTTCCGCGCCTTTGCCCGGCTGCGCCAGATCGCCTGGGAGGAAGAACTCTCGCCTCCCGAAGCCGCAAGCCTCGCACTCGCCTGGGTAGCTGCGGATCGTGCGGCTTGCCATGGCGTCATCGCCGAGGCTGCCGGCGCGCTGCTTGATAGCGTTACGGCCCCCGCCGCATGAAGCTCCACCTGCGCGCTGCCTGGAGGACCCTCCGGGGTTACGCGGCCGCGCAGGAGAACCGTGCCTCAACCTGGTCGCCCTCGGGCGGCAGCGCGAATGGTGAGATCGGTATGGCCGCTGCCAGCGTCGCGCGGCGCGCGCGCGATGCTGTGCGCAATGACCCCTATGCCGCGCGCATCGTGGATCTTTGGACCGGCAACGCGGTCGGTGCTGGCATTACGACCCGCTGGCCGGAGAAGGCGCATGGCGCGGCCTGGCTGTCCTGGGCTGAAAGCACGGCCTGCGATGCGGAAGGCAAGCTTGATCTTTACGGCCTGCAGGCGCTGGCCATGCGTGCGGTCGTCGAAAGCGGTGAATGCTTCATCCGGCTGCTGACTGTGCCGACATCATCGCGGAACCCCATCGGCCTCAGCTTGCAGGTGCTGGAAAGCGATCATCTGGATACGGCGCGAAATGGCGTGGTGGATGGCGCACCGACCATTCAAGGCATCGCGCTTGGGAATTTTGGCGAGCCGATTGGCTATTGGCTTTTCCCCACCCATCCCGGCGCCTGGATGCTGCCTGGCGCGCGGCTGGCGAGCAATTTCATCCCCGCGCGCGATGTGTTGCATGTGTTTCGTAAGCGCCGGCCTGGGCAATTGCGCGATGTCTCCTGGCTTGCGCCAGTGCTGCTGCGGCTGCGTGACCTTGGCGATTACGAAGCCGCGTTGCTGATGAAGGCCAAGATTGAGGCCTGCCTCGCTGCCGTGGTGACGGATGATGGCGAGGAAACACTCACGAAACCAGGCGACAGCAACCCTGGCCTGCTCCGCGATGCACAAGGCCGCGCGGTGGAAAGCTTCGAGCCGGGGATGATCCTCTACCGGCGCGGCCATGGCGAGGTGAATGTGGTGAACCCCTCCGGCGGTGGATCGCATACCGCCTTCGCGCGACGTTCGCTTGAAGCCGCTGCTGTCGGCGCGGGCCTGACATACGACCAGGTCTCCGGCGATTTGACCCAGGCGAATTACTCCAGCCTCCGCGCCGGCAAGATCGAATTCCGCAGGCTGTGCGAACAGGTGCAATACGGCATGCTGATCCCGATGCTGGTGCGGCCTATCGCCGAGCGCTTTCATGCGCAGGGCGCGCTGGTCGGGCTTTGGGCGGATGCCATGCCGAAGGGGGTCGCGCATGTGCCGCCGGCGCATGAGATGATTGATCCGCTGAAAGACACCACGGCTTTGATCGCCCAGGTGCGTGCGGGCTTTGTCCCCCAGCCTGAGGCCGCCGGTGCCTTTGGCTATGATTTCCGCTCGGCGGTCGAGATGATCCGCGAAGCCAATGCAGCGCTCGATGCGGCTGGCATCTCGCTTGATACCGATCCGCGCCGTGTCGCCAAATCCGGCGGCGCGCAGGACGCAGCGCAAATGGCGGCGGTGGAAATCGCCGCAACTGGCGCGGCCGGATCAACAGCGCCAACGCCGGCAGATACCCAAACAGCATAGGGCTCACTATGACCGAAACCACCGACCCAGGCGGGAGCGATCCCGCGCCTGTTGATCCCGCTTTGCCCGATCGACTTCCCCCCGAAGGGCAATCGATCACCGCCCGCCGCGCCATCACCGCGCCTGCGACCGTCGATCGTGCCGCACGCACGGTCGAGGTCGTGTGGTCCACCGGCGCGCGGGCACGCAACTTCGTGCCCTCCCTCGGCGGCATCACCGAGGAATTGGATATGTCGCCCAATGCGGTGCGCATGGCGCAGCTCGGCTCTGGAAATGCACCGGTGCTGAATACCCATCGCAGCAGCGATGCGCGGGATGTGCTGGGCCGCGTGATTGCTGCCCGGCTTGAAGGCGGGCGCGGCCATGCGCGGTTGCAATTCTCTGCCGCCGCCGATGTTGAACCGCTCTGGCAGCGCATTGCCGATGGCACGTTGCGTGCCGTCAGCATCGGCTATCGCGTGCATCGCTATGACCAGCGCCCCGATCCAGTGAGCGGCGAGATGATCTACCGCGCCGTGGATTGGGAACCCTTCGAGATCTCCATCGTGCCCATCCCGGTTGATCGGGATGCGCAAGTGCGTGGTGCGGCGCCGCAGGGCACGCCGTCCTTCGCCATTGAACCCGCCCTGCCTGATGAGGAAATCCCCATGACCGAGACGACGCCGGAAACCCCGGCAGCCCCTCCGGCGCCGCCTGCCGCGTCGCCGCCCGTAACCACCACGGTGGAAACACCGCCTGACCTTGAGGCTTTGCGCAGTGAGGCACAGCGCGCAGAGCGTGAGCGTATCTCCGGCATTGATGGCGCGATTGATGCCGCCCGCGCCCTGGTCGGCACAGAGACCGCCGCGCATATCCGGCGTGAGGCTGTCGAGCGCGGCTGGCACCCGGATCAGGCGCGCCGTTCTCTGTTTGACGCCATGGTGAAAACTGCCGCACCGCCCTCCGTTCCGGCGCGGCCGGAAACCGGGCCAGGGCATGACTCGCCCTCGGAGATCCTGGACGCAATGGCCGAAGCCTTGGCCGCGCGCAGCATGCCGGGATACCAGCCGCAGGGTGCCGGGCGCCATGCCGAATTCATGGGCTGGCGGCCTTCGGACATGATCGGCGAATTGCTGAGGGTCCGCGGCGAACGCAATGTGCCGCGCAACCCCACACTGCTCGCCGAGCGCGCCTTTCACACCACCTCCGACTTTCCGCTGCTGCTCTCGGCTGCGGCGAACAAGATGCTGCTCGCGGCCTATCAGCCGGCGGCGCCGAGCTATCGGCAGATCTTCCTCCGCCGCGATTTCCGGGACTTCAAGCCGCACCGCCATCTGCGTGTCGGGGATTTCCCGACCCTCATGCCGCTGATGGAGAATGGTGAAATCCAGGCTGGCACCATGTCGGAAAGCCAGGAAATCGTCCTGCTGCAAACCTTCGCGCGGCGCATCCGTGTGACGCGACCCATGCTGGTGAATGACGACCTGGGGGCCTTCACCGACTTCGCTGCCGCGATTGGTCGGCGCGTGGCGGATTTCGAGAATGCCACGGCCTATGCGCTGCTCAATCAGGCCAATGGCGATGGCCCGACACTGACGAACGGCCCGGCTGCGGTCTTTGGCACGGCGGCCGCGCGGTTGAATAAGGCGGCCGCAGGCAGTGCGCTGGATATCAACAACCTTGCCAATGGTCGCGCTGCGATCCTACGCCAAAAGACGCTGGACGGCCTGCCGATTTCGGTCGGCAATGCCATGAAGCTGCTGGTGGGCCCGAGCCTTGAATTGCCCGCGCGGCAATTGACGGTGAGTGTTGGCGCCACGCAGATCAGCCACGCCAATATCTATGCCGGCTTTGTCCAGCCGCTGGTCGAACCGCTGATCCCGAATAATCGCTGGTACCTGTTTGCCGATCCGCCCACCGCGCCGGTCTATGTCTATGGCTACCTGAATGGCGCAGAGGGGCCGCAAGTCACCACTGGTCCGGTCTCCGGCGTGGATGGTGTCGAGGTCAGCGTGATCTTTGATTTCGGCGTCGGCGCCATTGATTGGCGCGGGGCTTGGTTCAATCCGGGCGCCTGATCACTCTCACCCTTTTTCATCATCGTAACCGCGCAACGGGCGTCCTTCGGGGCGCCTGTTGCGTTTCAGGAGGTTCTTTCCATGCGTAACTTCATCCAGCCGGGCAATAGCCTGGCGATTGCCGTGCCCTATGCGACCGGCGTCTCTGCCGGCCAGGGCGTCCTGGTCGGTGCGCTGTTCGGCGTCGCGGCTGTTGATGGCGTCCAGAACGCCATGATCGAGGCCGGGACCACGGGCGTGTTCGACCTCACCAAGGAACCGGCGCTTGCCATCGCCGCTGGCGTGCGGGTGTTCTGGGACAATACCAACCGGCGCATTACCGCGACCGCCACCGGCAATTTCCAGGTAGGCATCTCCACCCAGGCCGCGCTGGCTGCCGATGCCACCGTGCGTGTCTGGCTCAACCGCGTTCCGGCGGCGGGGGCATGAACATGACGAACCTGATGGCGCGTGACCATGAACGCATGCAAGGCGTGCATCCTCATCTGGTGCGCGTGGTGATCGAGGCACGCAAGGCCGCGCCATTCATTGTACTGGAGGGGCTGCGGTCGCGTGAAAGGCAAGCCAAGCTTGTCGCACTCGGTGCCTCACGCACCATGAACAGCCGGCACCTGACGGGCCATGCCGTCGATCTCGGCTATTGGCTCGATGACGGGGACGCCGTGCCGGAGAATGGCGAAATCCGCTGGGACTGGCCTCTCTATGCGCAACTGGCCAGCGCCATGAAGGGCGCGGCACAAAAACTCGGCGTCGCCATCACCTGGGGCGGTGATTGGGCGAGCTTCCCCGATGGCCCGCATTTCGAATTGGACTGGGGGAAATACCCATGATCGGCGCATTGCTGCCCGCGTTGGTGCCGATCCTGGGTGATGCGCTGAAACGCCTATTCCCGGATCCCGAGGCACGGCAGCGTGCCGAGGCGGAATTGAACGCCGCCTTGCTCGCGCGCGCGGGTGAATTGGAAAAGGCCGCCGCCGATATCATCAAGACCGAGGCCCAATCGGAACATTGGCTCGCTGCCTGCTGGCGTCCGCTGATGATGATCACCTTTGGCATCCTGATCGTGCTGCGCTGGATCGGCTGGTCCGCGCCTGGGATCAGTGAGGCGGAGGCGCTCAAGCTCTGGAACATCGTGGAGATCGGCCTGGGCGGCTACGTCATTGGTCGTTCCGCCGAAAAGACGCTGCCGCGCATTGTCGAGGTGCTGAGGCGATGAGCGCCTTCGATACGGCCATGGCAAGCCTGATTGCCGATCAACATCTTGGCTGCGATGCTGAGTATCGCCAGGGCGGCACAGGCGCACCGATCAACCTGCGCGTACTGCGTTCCTCGCCCGACCGCCTGGCGGATGCATTCGGGACAGAGGTGATTTCAGCCAGCGATATTCTCTCCCTCGCCATCGCGACGCTGCCCGACATCACGGCGGGCGACACCTTCTCGATCAGCGGCGAAGTGCTCACCGTTCGCCACGCTGAACGCGACGCCACCGGCACAGCCTGGCGCGTCTTTTGCCAACGATAGACACGCAGCATGAGGCTTGGCGCGCAGCTGGTCGGTGATCTCCGAAAAATGCTCGCCGAGGAGCTGCGCGCAGGCGAACGCGCTGCCATGGCAGCGATCCGCACCGAGACCGCCGAGGTCAAAGCCGAACTCCGCCAGCAGGTCACCACCGCCTTTGCCGGCAATGCGCGCGGCATCGCCAATGCTTGGCGGTCCATGGTGTT